ATAAAGTAAATGTATGAAGAAAATTCTTTTTAATGATAAGTACCTCCTTACGCTGGGAGTACTTTACGGAACAAAGACAATGACAAGGCGAATACTGAAAGAGGATACACCGCTTGGAAATTGGGAAGAAACTGTAAAGCACCTGCCTTACAAAGTCGGAGATATTGTTGCGATTGCGCAACCTTATAAGGATATTATAGAATGTATGGCGGAGTACAGCGATATTATAATCAATGTAGATGGTTCTATAAATAAAGAATATAAGGCTGGGTGGACGAATAAAATGTTCGTCAGGGGCAACTTAATGCCCCACCATATCAGGATTACAGATATAAAGATTGAACGCTTGCAAGATATTTCAAAAGAAGATTGCCTTAAGGAAGGCATAATATTTATTGAACCATTATCAATTATTGGAGAGGATGCTTACTTTTTCGCTGTCAAACGTAAAGTGAGACAGATGTATGACAATATTCTTAAATTTTTCTCTTCTCCTCAAAGAGCCTACGTAGACTTAATTGACAAGATAAGTGGTAAAGGTACATGGGAGAGTAACCCATGGGTGGTTGTGTATAGTTTTGAATTAATTGATTAGCGTATGGAATTAATAGATGAGTCTAAGCCTATCGCACGAAAAGAACATATTTGCGACTTATGTAGCCGTAAAATTAGCAAAGGGCAAAGATACCGCAGGCAGTTTATTCGAGGTGATGGTGGTGAAGTCTGGTCTTTCAAGAGCCATGAGGAATGCTGTGAATTGACATCAATTATTGATTTCAGCGACTACTACGAAGGAGTTGACTGCGATGCGTTCGAAGAAGCAATCACGATTTATGTTCAAGAATATCATCAAGGCGTAGAAGATGTTGTAAAGGTTGCTTTTCAGAACCGTAACTACTATGGTTTAGCGAAGATGATATTAGCGGAGCTTAAAGAGAAAGGAATTAAACATATTAAGTTAACATAAAAAAAGATAAAGTAGTATGAAGATAATATATAGCAAACATTTTCCTCCACGACCCTACAAGGCAATAACGCTGCTCAAATGGATAATCTTAAGGGAGGATGCTAAAGAATACTTCACAGTAGAAGATTACAATCACGAGTGCATACATTATGCACAAGAAAAGGAACTGTGGTTTGTCGGCTTCTATCTGTTATATATACTTGAGTTCCTATTTGCGTTGCTCTATTTCTGCAACTGGCATAAAGCATATCGCAATATCTCATTTGAGGTTGAGGCTTATACATATCAAGATGATTTGAATTACTTGCAACACCGTAAAAGGTTTGCATGGAGCAAGTTTGATTGGTAGCCTCAACTGCCAAAAGATAAAATCGAACAACCTTATACTATAACTATATTTGCAAATACTTTAAAATCTTGCAAGAATTGGAAAGAAATGGAAAAGGACATACGCTTTACAGGTTATACTGCTGTCCCGTCTGATTATGAATGTTCAGACGGAGAGCTGACACAAGCATACAACCTCATCAATGAAGATGGGGCATACAAATCACTGCTTGCGCCTAAGACACTACTACAGCTTGGAGAGAATAAGAAAGTTATCTATTTACACAGAACGGCTTTCTTCTCTAACTATATCATACGTGATACTAAGACCTCTGAAATTTATGCTCTCAGCGCAAATAAGAAACTATTTGAAGAGGCTGAGTTGCTTGGAACTTTTCCATCACTTTCTCATGTGAACTCAATAGGAAACACCTTGCTGCTCTTCTGTGAAGAATATATCCTTTATTTTCTTTGGAAGAAGGGACAATACTCTATGCTTGGAAATCATTTACCAAATCTACAACTATCGTTCGGGCTTAGGGGTAAGCCTCGTATATATTCTCTCTCTGATGAAAGTCATTCTACCTTTAAAGTAGAATTTGAGAAGATAGATGAAAGTAAACTGTACGAAGTGTGGACTGAAGAAAATCAGAAGAAAATCACTTCGCAGATTATGGCAAAAGTGAACAAATTCCTTGCTAACCAAACGATAAAGGAAGGGCGATTTGCCCTTCCCTTCTTTGTCCGTTATGCCTTAAGATTATATGACGGTTCTTTAGTGTGTCATTCTGCTCCTATTCTAATGAACCCATCAACAAAAACAGCACCTGTTGTCTTTTGGAATAGAGTTAGTGGTAAGGGTGGATATTCTGAGGCTGAATGCGATATTATGCTGGTTTCAGCAGGGCTCGATTATCAACTTCTCGAAGACAGAGAAAACTCGCATATTCGAATAAACGATTGGAAAGACATAATCACCTCTGTTGATGTTTTTATTTCCAAACCTATATACACCTATGACCAAAATGGAAACTGCAAGTCTTTTGCAGATGCAGATAATCTTGATACTAAATTCATTGGTGCATTGGATATCTCAAAATTCTCCGGGGACTATACACCGGTATCAAATGGACTTGTGGATGTGTTCGTAAGGAAGATAGCTGAAGATACAGCGCTCTTACCTATCTCTGTTAACGGGGTAGACCTCACAAGTAACACACCTGGAGGACGTGAGAACCCTTTAGGTCAAAATTATGTAGAATGGAAATACAGCAAGCTATACACTCTTTTCTTCTCAAGAGATTCAACCTATCCAAAAACAACTATTAGTTTACCAGAGTATCCTGATGATAAGAATAGAGAGATGCTGGAGAATGTACAGAATTTCTATTTTCTTAAATCTATCAATATTAATGAACTCTCTACAAGAGAGCGCAAAGATATTGTCGTAAACAAAGAGTATCTTCAATCACTGACTACAAGAGAGGCTATGACGGATGATTACCTTTCGCACGACCAAATTACCGCTAAATATTCACAGACATATAATGGCCGATTAAACCTGTCTGGAATACGACGTGAGTTGTATCAAGGATTTATGGCGGCATCTATGTTCTCTTATGCTAATAACAGTGCACCAAGCTGGGCTTTAACTAATGGGGAGATTATAATAGACTTTGGAGCATTAGCTTTTCGTGATATATATATACAGACTATGATAGAAGAAAATGGAGAGAGATTTGTAGTGAATAGCTATACAAGCTCACATCTTGCTCCTTATATGTCAAGTATGTATACTAATGGGGAATATGCTCCAACATCATGGGGCTGTTACCTTTTCTATCCTAATACACATGCTACTATGATGCGTATACATGCAGGTGTAGACACATACGAGGTGAAACTTAAGCCGCACGAATTCCTTAATGGTGCATACGCCGTCCTTGATTATGAGCTTACAAGGACACAGAATACTACGCATACAGAACCTCCGACAAAGCTTGAGAATGTAATAGATGTAAATAATAAAATATATACATCAGAAATAAATAACCCCTTCTATTTTCCTGTTACAGGCATAAACACTGTTGGTACAGGTAAGATTTTGGGTATATCTACTGCAGCAAAAGCGCTATCACAGGGTCAGTTCGGACAATTCCCACTATATGCGTTCACAGATGAGGGTGTATGGGCATTGGAGGTAAACTCATCAGGAGGATATTCCGCAAAACAGCCTATCACAAGAGATGTGTGCATATCTTCAGACAGTATCACGCAGATTGACACTGCGGTACTCTTCGCTACTGATAGGGGTATAATGGAAATATCTGGTTCACAGACGCAATGTCTGACCGATATTATTAATGGTAACGATTACTTTTCACTTGACCGTCTACCTGGGCTGTCTAAACTCTACCCAGATGGTATTCCTCAAGTAGATTGTACCTTCTCAGAATTTCGCAAAGGTTCACGTATGTCTTACGACTATGTAAATCAGCGTATAATAGTGTTCAATGAAAATAAGAACTACGCTTATGTCTTCTCTATGAAGTCTAAGCTATGGGGTATTGTAGCCTCATCGCTCATTACTGCTATTAATTCTTATCCTAATGCGTATGCTATGGCAAAGATAAAGACTGTTGGGAGTGATGGCAAACAGGAGGTGACAAACAACTGTCTTGTGGACTTATCACGTTCTACTGAAACACATCAGAAAGGCTTGATTGTAACTCGACCTATAAAGTTGGATGTCGCTTCAATGCTTAAAACATTCGATACAGTGTTCCTCCGTGGACTGTTTGGTAAGGGGAAAGTACAGGTAGTTTTATATGGCTCACGAGACAATATCAACTGGCATCTCGTACATTCAGCTAAGGAACATTATCTAAAAGGTTTCCGTGGAACGCCATACAAGTATTTCCGTATTGTCGCAATAACCGACCTTTCTATTGGTGAAACATTAGTCGGTGCGTCTGTTGCCTATACTCCACGACTTATAAACCAACTTCGATAACTTCTTTTTTTACACGTCCATAATTAAAGGGCAGGTCTGCGTGATGCAGGTCTGCCCTTGCTCTATTCATCTGTATTCTATTAGAACACCGACAATCGACGACGTACTCTGTTTACTCTGCTATGCAATGCCACTCGTATCTGTCTTTCCATATCTTCTGCCTTGACCGCCCAAGTTTCAGCCTTAGCAGGATTGGTAATACTCATCCAGTCTGCCACTGTATAACAAACGATATACTCATGGATAAGCTTTGATAACAAGTTGAGTGTTGTCTGAGAAAAGTCAGTAGGTAGACTAAGGACAATGCCGTAAGTAGGCTGCTCTTTCAAGACATTATCAAGTTCATGGTTGCTAATCTCATTCTTTGTGTACGGATATAGCAACTCCTTGCATTGAGCTACTGTCAAATCAAGTAATCGTGTAACCCTGTTCACATTACCCTCTTCGCCAACATCTTGCACTGTATGCTTGGCATGTAGGTTGTCTGTCTGCATAATATGACCTTCAATATAGGAGTAATTCTCGATATCATACAATAACTGACTACGCTTAAAACCAAGTACAGCCTCTATGTTGCCGTTCTTATCTGTGTAACAGCCAAGGATATTGCTTTCGTCTGCCTGCATAAACTTTATATTTAATCTGTCGGTGTCTTTGGTCTGCTGCGTTTGCTCACAGACTGTTGGATAGAAGCCATGCTACGAGTTGCAAGAGCTATATACTGCTCTGCATCTGCTTTGTTCGTAACAAGATACCACTCAGCAATAGCTGTGTTCTTCAGATAGTCATGCACAGCTTCACCAATTCCTGCCGTTGCTGCTTCGTTGAAGTTACTCGGCATGGTAAGGTTAAGTTCCAAATTGTGACTACCATCAAAGTGACTATTATCGGTGGTTGTTCCGTCTTCATCAAGATACTCTGCAAGCTCGGTTTTCACCTCTGCAAAGCCTTTCTTGATACTTCGGAGTATCTTCTCACGGTTCTCCTCGTCCTCACTGGCAAACATCGAGGCTACCTCCTTGTGGTTCTCTTTATTCTGAATAGTACGACCACGAAGAAAGGTCTCGTTCATAATGTCGTAAAGCAACCACGATATTTTGATAGTTGCTCTTACAGGTTTCTTTGCACCTAATGTTGGGGTTGGCATATCTTTGTTATTTGAAATTGTTAATCTGTTGGTAACATAGGACGCTTACGAGCATAAAGTAGTCGTTCTACATTAAGCATTATTTCACCAGCCGTCGAAAAGTATTCCTTAGCTTCTCCTTTGTTGGCAAATCGAAACCATTGTGCCGTAATGGATGCTATAAAGAAACTACGCAGTGAACTCTGAACACTTTCCTGCAATGTCTTGTCCCATGATTTGCTTACTTGTAATTCTGCCTTGTAGTTCTTATCTACATCTGTCGCACCGCTCACAAGCATTTCTTTCAAGTCCTCATTCACGGCTGTTACACTCTCATCCCAGAAGCGACCCAATTCCTTGAAATCATCATCAACGGCAAGAATGCGATTTCTCGCATTCTCATCTCCGTCTATCAGTTTTGAGCCTGTGTAGTCCGTTGCTTTTGCTACCTCGTTGTACACATCGCTCTGTGAAATAGTTATGGTTATCGTTTCCATCAGAAAGAGATTAGAGAGTATGTAATTCCAATTCCAATATAGGGCTTAAATCCTTGTACTGTTGTCCCATATCCGCTGGATATACCTATATGCCAATGCTTAGGAGGCTTCCTTATTGTTATTACCTCACGCTTTGGGTAGACGAAAATGCTGTCAAGTCGAACATTTACACCACTGATATATGCCGTATAGTCTTTATCCTTATATACGGATTGCAGCATGGGTAATTCTATTTGTACACTATCTTGGTCTTTTTCACATAATACTATCTGTTCTAAAGTGTCTGCTCTAATGCGTGGTAAGGTATCGAGCATAGCATTTCTCAAAGTCTCCTTTAAGTGGGCTACGCTAACAGATACCTTTGTAGTCCCATTAGACTTCACAAATACTGGCGCAGGCGCATGGTACTTAATAGTATCAACATAGCGCACCGTGTCTGTGATAGTCTCGTGCAAAGGTTTTTCTCCTGTGCGTTGTGTTCCCCTGCCCAGGAAAAACGCAACACACGCAAGAATGATTACGGGTATAATACCCCACAAAAACTTCTTCATATCAGTTCAAAATGGTTTGCACAAATTTAATCTATACAAAGTATCTAATCGTTTTATCTTTTGCTAAAGATTAGCATACTCCTCTTTAGCGTTAAAACACGGACAAGCTTTCATCCATTCGTTAGATGTTATCTTTCCATCTTTATTCAAGTCTGGAGAGAAATCACGATGTCCCTGAATAACCGCTGTAGGGTACTTCTTATGAAGCATCTTCAACAGCGAGCGCAGACTTGCTTTCTGTGCGTCTGTGCGGTTGTCAGTGGGTTTGCCGTTAGTATCAATGCCACCAATATAAGCAACATTGATAGTTTCTGAGTTGTAACCTCTTACACCGTTACTTACTTTGTCTTCATCAAGTAGCTGGGTAATCTTGCCGTCTGGCGACACCACGTAATGGTAGCCTGGATTAACCCAGCCCTTACGCTTGAATTCCTGTTTTAATCCCTCTATCGTCATAGACTGATGGCTTGCGGTACAGTGAACCGCAATGTATTTAATATTTCTCATATTATTTCTCCCTTGTTAATTTTGCCACAGCAGCCATGCCTGCTGCTGCCCCTACAAGATATGGATAAATTTTTATCCACCATTCTGGAGGTGTTGCCGCTGCTGCTGTCATAGCGGTATGAATGGCAACAGCAACAATACTGACACCTGAACCCCAAACGACAATATTCTTAAAGAACTTCGGTGTTGTCGCTCTCCACCTGCTTATAATGCTTTTAAATGACGCTCTCATTATTCGCCTCCTTTCTGTGTTATATGACTATCCATATTAGGTCGGTCTGCCTTGATGTCATTAAGGTGCGATACCTTAATGTTTATTTCACCAAGCATCGACTTTATTTCTTTCATATCCTCTTGAGAGCCTACGAATAACTGGTGGTCGTTCATAACTTGCACCTCGAGTATTGATATGCGCTGATTGAGCTGTACCCATGAGCCTGCAACAGCTACAATGATTGAGCCAATAACACCTATCATTGCGTTTCTTATGCCTTTATCCATTGCCATATTATAGAAGTTTTACCAACGTTCTTACTCCGAAGCCTATAGCTACACCACCGACTGTCAGCCCCCAATCGATGATGTCTGCCTTTCCGCCCCACATTCTATCTTTAAGTTCAAGTGCCGTTGCAACTCCTATACCTGCGTATGCTGCGCAATACAAGCTGTTAGCACCAGCACCGATGAGTACGCCACCAATAAGGTGCTTGTACCTGCTACTTTCTTTAAGCCATTTAATTACTTTCTTCATCTTGTTTTTACAATAAATTTCCACAAAAATAATATAGGAAAAACGATTGAAAGGTTTATGTTTGTAATTACGATAGTAAAGATATGATGAGGCTGCCTACTAAAGTGATGTAACATATCCCTTCTGCAATAAATGTAGCATTCTCTTTCCAGCTCTTACGAATGAATACAAGTGGGAACAACACCCACAACATGAGTAACCATGGTATAAGCAAAGCTACTACAATCTGACTTGCCAATCCAAAGAGATAACCTCCTACATAATGTAGCACTTTGTTCTCTGTCCTATAACAAGGCGAAGCAGCTACCATCAATAAGCCTACACTCATCATTCCTGCAATATAAGCATGCTTAGACGGTAAGGCATGAAGAGAAGAGAATAACAAGATAGCTGCCGTCATTGTTGCCCACAACGAAAAGAGAACATCACCTACATAATAGCTGAAACTACTCACGCTATCTGGTAACTCCTTTGCTTTCTTAGCTGCTACTATTGCCATTGCAACTGAAAGTACTACCGATAAAATGATTAAGTAAACCATGCCTGCATATCCTTTTTATAAATCATATCTTTTTCTGCCCACCCCTCTGCAAGCGTATTGGTTACAAACGAAATGGCAGATAAATAAAACTCTTTCAGCTCATCCTTTGTGTTAAACTGACGATACTTAGGGTCGTTCTCCTGTCCGAACTTAAACGTTACAGGTAGGTTGCTTCCATCAGTAAGCATACACAAGTCAAAAGCTGCTTTGTAATTAAACTGATTCTCTGAAGATAGATATACAATATTACCTTCATAGGTAAACCCTGCAAGTATCTTTTCATCAATTAGCTTGTTGACATGTGTGGCTATATCGCCCTTTAACTCTTCTTCTGTTGGCTTATGTCCATAATCCTTACGCCAGTAGTAACCGCTTTCGTCGCTGTCTTTGTCTTTGCCAAAGCCATAGAACAACACGTAGTGGTCATCGGATAGCCGTAACAAACTGTCGTTACGTTCCTTGATTCCGTACACCTTAAAAAAATCTGTATTCATAGATGTATATTTTAAGTGAATTTATATTTGAGTTTATTCCCGTCAAATGCTTCGCTTCTGATTATTGTTTCGAATGGGAAACCGTCTTTCATCTTAGCGACTTGGTCGAGTATGGATTTTAACTCCTCGGAGTTGGTAAAGAACTTACTGAACTCACGTGTTGCTTTGTCTCTAAATGAGATAAGATAGCGGTGGTCACCATGCTTAGTTACCACGTCTTTTTCATAATCGTGTACCTCTATGGGACTGTTTACAATTTCTGCAAGGCGTACAGTCTTACCTTGGAATCTCTTCTTTCCATCTTCAGGAGTATAGGTTACTCCCATCTCTGAAAATTTTCTCATCTCTCGTGTTGTTAATAATGTGTTTAATAGGTTTTTGCTATTACAATGTTTGCACAAGCCATATAGAGAGCCAACGATTTGTTGTCTACGCTTACGGCTTTTTACCTTATGTAGTTTGCGTGCGAGATGCTGTTTTACTCGTTTGCGTAAACGAACATGGGTTGGATAAATAACGTAACCAAGGAAATCAAGTCCCTCTGTAATAGGAAAGATACTATCGTTAGATTTGATAGTCTGCCCGATAGCCTCCATTCTTTCATGTACTATCTTCCTACATTCCCATAAGTACCGCTTGCTACCTGCTGCAATAACACCATCATCACAATAGCGATAGAAATGCTTAATACCATAGCGGTCTTTTAGGTAGTGGTCCAGATACAAAGAAAGCAAAAGATTTGCAAGCCCTTGTGATGAACGAAGACCCATACTTAAACCATTAGGAAGCAGTCTGACAAAGCCCTCTAAGATACTAATGAGACGTTTGTCCTTAAACACTCGTCTGATACAATACATCACGAAGTCTTGTTGTATCGTAGGATAGAACTTTTTAATATCAAACTTATAGATATACTTCATTTCCTTTGGATAGAGCTGTATATCCTTTTCTATATAGGTTTTAAGGTCGTGCATACCACGTTGTTTGATAGATGCTGCTGTCGTTCTGATATATCTACGATGTAGATGTTTATCAACGACACTCATCACGGCATTTATTTTTATACGTGTACGCATATTAAAGACCTGTATGTCCCTCCACTTATTACCCTCGTGTATATGCTTCTCGTGATAGTTGCTTACATTGACGTGCCCAGAGGCTATCTCCTTTGCTACATCATCAAGGAAAGATTCTCTGTGCGCAAGAAGCCATTTGCCCTCTTTAAGTTCTTTTCTTTTTGTCCCATGCACAACAGTATCAAACGAGCTTTCTAAATTAGCTCGTTCTATAATCTCTTCTATGATATATCCGTCACGCTTCATTTATTTACCTTCAGTTTCCCAGGTCTAAGACGTTCGAGAACTAACCTACCAGTCTCTACCTGCATTGTTATGTTTCAGCTTTCCAACCTTTAAAAGGTGCTTTTGCTGAGGCTCGGATTCTTCGCTTACTACTATTTGTCATCACGTGACAATATGCTGTTGGAGCGATATAATATATCTTTCTGTTTGCAAGCCGAGAACCGACGTTCGAGTTCGACTGCGATGATGCGTTATTCGCATTCGCAAAGACGAGACCGCCATTCGCATTCGCACTGTTATTCGAACGCCCGACAACACGGCTTTCGGAATCCTCTACCTTGATTTATTGAAGAGCAAAGCGTGGCGGATTTTCGCCCACCGACGCTTTGCGCTTTTACGCTTTATTCGTTTATCTCAACTTTTCCACGGAAGGCAAGCCGAGAACCGACGCTCGAGTACGACTGCGATGATGCGTTATCCGCACCCGCAAAGACGAGACCGCCACTCGCATACGCACTGTAATTCGAACGCCCGACAACACGGCTTCTTGCATGATTATACCATTGCCCATCTGCGTAGTTAGATGCCCATCTGCTATTATCAGAACTTGCTCTTGAAGCAATGATGTCACAATAGCGTCCATGTCTTACACGTGCTATACAGTAACCGCTGTCTTTAGTCCCTTGCACAAGGCGTTCTGTCTTGCTGACAGGGTCGTAAATGTGCCATATAGCGTCTGTCGGATAAGTGCTAACCTCTACTGTCTTGTCTTTCATATACTGACGATAAGACGGTATGTTTACGGCAACATTATCTTCCCATTCGTAATAGACACCAAAGAAACTCTCAAGACCTAAACACTTTGTTCCTCGACTTTCTTCACGTCTACTGTCAGAGTTGCCAATATCATCACGATAGCCTGTAACATCACTACTGCCATTGCCGTAACCACAAACCAACTGTGAGTCACGTGTACCTGACAATGAGAACCAGAGAACAGCCATCAGCTTAGACATATCATAGTCTATCATCTGATAGCCATTCCCCCTTCTATGTGCAAGATTTTGAAAATCTTTGTATGTGAACTCCATCTTGCGTACAGGTGTGTTGGTTGCATAACCCTCTTCGTCGTATAGCCATTCAGAAGATGTGCGATTATTATTACTACCTCTCTGTACTGTTGCTCCAGATACAGAACGCAGTCTAAGTAGACTATCTACTGATGCTTGATAGACACCCAACAGCCATGGTTCATTGCGTACCCAGTCAGGCTCAATGGCTTCTATCTCTGTACTGTCTACCGCAATAGCCTCCAATTCAGAGTTTACATTGCTTGACGAGAATACAAACTCATTAGCACCTTGTGGCACATCTATAAAGACATAGTCTCCATCAATGAAGTCAAAGGCGGTATTGCCTATTGCAAGATTGTACTTTGATATGATAGTACCTGCTGCATTAAGGAAGCATGCGCCTACAGTTGCATTATTCATACCTGGCCATCTAACTTGCTTCATTCCTGCAACATCAATTTTGTAAACGTCTACATTTGATACCTCTGCAAGAACACCAGCACTATCCAATGTACTTTCGTTTAATCTGATTTTTTCAGACATCACACCTGTATTAGCCTTTAAGATTATATCTTTCAACTTCTTTCGTGTGACACGCTTAGCTGTAGATAATGGCTCGGTATCAAGACTACTCCATGCGATATATTTCTTCTGATTTTTGAAGTCATTGATACCTTTATACCACATTGCAGGACAACGCATCATCACGTCAAAGCCGTCGGCAGCCTTATCAGTGTAATCAAATTCAACTCCATTGGCAAGGTTATGATAATTCGTTTCTGATACCTTAACGCCCTCCCACACATTTCTTTCTGTGTTGAGTTTTCCCTTAACTGGGATAAGTTGCTGCCTAATCTTAGCTACGTGTGCACTTGGTACAAAGTCATTAGAGAACATCTGACCAGTCTCATTGTCAAGGTTGCTAATATTAGCAGGATCATCAATAGTATCATCAAAGACTATCAGTGAGTATTGCGACTGATGTATTGTCAAGTTCGGATAATACTCTTTCAAAGCTGCGAGCTTACTGTCTTCAATATACTTCGTGAGTACCCATGTACCACTTAAACCATCACAGATATTAGTGTGTTCCGAGTTAATACCACGTGTACCCATTTCTTTCATTGCAGATAGTACGGTATCTTTCTTTGAGCACTCAACATCCTTTATAGAAATGGTACTAATAGTAGCACCAGCGGCAACTGTATCTTCCAATATTCTTACTGGGTCTATATTCGGACATCTACGTATGCGCACGCTGCTCACATTACCCAAGCCTTCGTATGTCAGACCTCCATTAGGATAAGTTACTTTTGTCAAACCTACAAACACAATGTCTGTCATGCTTGCAGGGAACTGTGCTACTTCCAATGGACAAGCCTCTGCAGGAGTGAATGCTCTTAATGTACTACCCTTAGCAAGGAATGTCTTTAAACGTGGACAGTTTTCTGCTCGCACGCTAAGCACCTTGGTGTGTTGTATATCAATCTTCTTTAAGAAAGGCATTGCAGGAAGATTAAGAGAGGTAAGAACACCTGTTGTGTAGGCAGGTGTATAACTTTCTCCACCGACAATCAACTCTTCCAATAGTGTGCAAGTGCTGATGTCGAATCCCTCTTGCTTTGGAGTACACGCTGATATATCAAGTACTGCTAATTTGTCAGCACCAAACACATACACCATCTTACCACTCTCCTGCGCTGCATTGGCTCTTAATGTGTAACTCTCACCTGCTCTAAGGTAACAGCTATCGGTAACAGTGTCCGCACGGTCTTCTCCTAAACCAAAGAAACCATCTTGCGCTGCTGTTATCTTAATGGAGATTTCTCCCATCATACGTGCTTTGAATGGTGCCGTATATAGGTCGCCTACCTGATAATAGCCGTCACGCAGCTTAAAGCGTTTACGCTGGTAATCTGGTAAGTCTTCCAAACGCAAGCCGTGAAGTGCGTAGAAATAGTTGGCTGCTGCTGTAGAGTTCTGAATATACTTACGTTCACCATCAAAAGAACTGATAACCTTTGCCCAACGTGACAGACGCTTTGTAATCCAATAGTAATAGCAGCCGTCAGCACTGAATACTTTTCTACTATTGCGTTCTGTCTTACGCATAGCAGCCGCCACTTCATGTAGTGTGATAGTCGTTGTGCCACTATCGTCTACCCATAAGTTTGGTGCTGCATACGTCTGCACGAATGTTACACTATCCCAACCTTGGTATAGATGTGAAGTAACGGCATCCATATCCCAAGGAATTGTAAGACCGCAATCATTATCACTACGGTCTACACAGTCACCATCGTACCAATGATTAAAGTAGGCTCGTATCGTTCCATCTGGCTCCAAATAGAAAGCAATCATCATATTCTTACTACGCTGGTCTACTGCTGCCTTGTAATCGGACGCAATAGTATAACAACACAAAGAATATGGATTAGCGTACTTATGTACTTCTTGCTGCCATTTCTTTAGACGATTTTCCTTTGTTCCTGGTACTGATACACTACCAAGAGTAATGTTTCCATTCGCTTCTGTCTGATGTTGGTTGCATTGTTGTGAGAAAACAAGCCACTTATAAAGGTTATAAGGGACTTTCTTGCCTGCTTTGTAAAGCTCTTCAAGATTGTCATCATCAGGATATCGAGTTTCATAATAACTCATCCAGATTGGTGCTCCTGTTGCAGGGTCAATACGCATCATGTCATCAAGACTGTTCACGCCCTGACCCCAGCATAGGCTATCATACTTTAAGTATTCGTAGCACTCTGTTGGGTTTACAACTCGTCCCGTAACACTCCACTTCTTAGTAGCCTTGTTAAAGGTCATACTGCCAGTAGTGTCTATCCAGTTGCCACCTTGATACTGTACATAGTGGTCATCACTGGTCTTGTACACGTTCTGCCAAGTGTAGTTCTTAACATCATCTGCAAGGACTTCTGCAAGCGTTTTGTCGACTGCAACAGGCTTTTCTACAGCCTGTACCTCTCGCATAGCACCCTTACCGTCATTCTCAATCACAATATGCTCATTGCCACAATACTCACTAAGGACATAGATATTTCCTGCAATTAATTGGGTAGTGTCTGCTAATACTTGCGACTTGAAAGCTGTTAGTGTTTGGTTCTGTGCTGCTACGAGTTCTGTAAAGTCACCATAGTTGAGGCACTTCTTACTATATCCGTTAACCCCCTTGAAACCAAAGAAGTCTGCATCACCTTTATCTGCATTGAAGTTTGCCTTAGCATGGAAATATGCCTTGGTAGGGTTCTCGGCATCGCTGTGGTTCATTCGGCTATCGGTACGGAACAAAGCGCATGGAACGCTATCAATGCTGGTATGTATCTCGTACTCACCCTCATTGTACACCTGTGCTGGTGTCATGTACTTTTCACCCAGTGCTATTTGGGTTTCATTCATCAACTCCATCATAGCACCATTGTGTGCACCGCAGCTATCAGAGTAGTCCACCTTAATACAGATGATGTTAGTGAAGTTTCCACCCTCCACAACTTGTATGCGGTTCTTGGCAGCCATCTTCACACACTTATCATACTTGGTAAGTGCGTCAGCATTGCCAGGGAACATTGTCTGAATCTCTTCACGTGTATGCAATAAGGTGACAATGGCTTTCTTCATCTTACCTTTCTTATTCTTGATAGGTCGCCATGAAGAGGTTGTTCCTTGATTGGTCTGCGTGATACCGATTATCTTGCAGTTCTGCCAAGGGCGGTCTGGGAAGTAACAATACCAGTCTACTATCTGTTTTGTTTTCTTGTCACCGTCTTTCGTTTCAAGATAGTCAGGATAGTTTGCTGCAATGTCTTCTGCATCTGGATTCTTACAGATAGCACATACCATCAGACCTGCATCAAGACACTTCTGCATTGTTGGACGGTCTTTGGTCGTTCCCTCTGCTGTAATACTTGCCATAACGTTGTTTTGCTCATACTCCCCAATCATCGCTGTGGTATCTGTCAAGCCAACAAGATAGTTATAGCATGCTTGAATATAGTTGTAGTAAGTATTCCATGCTGTCAACTCGTAGAGATACACATCTGCCTTGTGTCCATCGAAATGGATAGTTGAGTTATGATTTGCTAACTCACCAGCTTTATATGCTACAGCACCAGCCTCATCACCATTTAAGAACACCTTGATAACACCAATGCCTCCGTATGGTGCAATCGTAGATGGTTCAAACACGATGTCGAAGCGTGTTGGCTTATCATTGACGTATGGCACAAGTGCTGTCGTTGCGGCATCTGTAAGAGAGCCGTTAGTAGCAACGATGAGTTCTTCACCTGTCAGAACAAAGCCCAACTTATCACCCATACATTTAATAAGGTGTGCGTTGCGGTCTGCAACATTCTTAGTCATGACGGTGAATGAGAAAGCCAAACCGTTCGTTTCGATAGCATTCGAAGCAAAAGGTTGATAAGTGCACTCTGCTGTTACATCTTCTGCAATACGTAATGCCATACGCCCTTTGTCACCAGCTGTACCATAATCGCTCGTGCCAAAGCTGTCTTTTACAAAGCCATTAGTTGTGTAGTTCGCACCATTTACATTGATACTTACAGGCTGCCCATCTGACGTAATAGTCTTTATCGTTTTATCACTATCAGCATTACTACGCTCTGCCATACTGAATTTAAGTACAGCACCTTCGGTTTCACTGATAGGAAGTAACGTTCCGCTAATAGTAACCTTATACGATTCTTTTAATGTAGCATCACCGCTATTAACACCAAAGAGCAGGTTATCTCCATCGTGGTAACCGATAAGGCGTCTGTTTATCACCTGTGTAGTATCACGAGCCATCACCTGTCGTGTGATTGTCTCAGTCTTGTTTGTTGTCTCATTGGTAAGTGAAACAACAGCTTCTGGACGTGATGTGCTACGCTGATAAACTGCCACGTCAAAAATGACTGTAGCATACAGTTTCTTCTTCCCCTCACTGTCATCACTCCAACGTGCTACAACAATAGGCTTGTCGTAGTCATCAAGGCTACTATCCTGCTGAATAACCATGACGGCAGTATGCAAGATATTACCTTTCACACCAGACGCAACATCTTGACCTTGTATGCGGATTGGATAAGCACCATGCGCTAATCCTGTTGGGTCTATTCTTACAGAGTGTGAATACGTATCTGTAATAACAGTAGTTTCTAATGGCTGCCATGTGCCATCTCTGAATAATTCAATAGTCGTACGGATACCTTTATCGCTACTATTCTTTGGGAAAGAATACATCAAGATGTTCTTTGCATTCCCTCCCACCTCAAGGCTTGTGTCCTTGGTGTAGTGTAGGGTCTGCACACTCACGCACGTTACATCTACGGCTACTACAGAAAGGTTCTTGCTTGCAGTGTTACCACTATCGTCTACAACTACCATCTGCAAGCTGCCTTGTCCTGCATTTACATAGAGTGAACTCAAGTCAAAGACAAAGCTATAGTCTTCCAAAGTTGAAGATGATGGTTTCTTTGTGTCGAATGTAGCAACGACTTTCTTTGTGGTACGGTCTACAAACTGAACGTTTGTAATACTGTTGCTTGTTTCTTGGTTTCCTGCCTTTGTAACACTCAAGATAGAAGCATGAACATTGAATAATCCACCAGCTTTACCATACAATGGGTTCTCCTTGAATGCAATAGCTATGGTTGTGCCACCCACAGATGAACCAGTACCGACAACAAACTGTTGTTCGTCACCTATACTTTCTCCTGCTTCATTCGTCATCTGTAATTTTACAACGCCCTCAGTTTCTGTGTTAACCTTTAGATTGGTTGGGATATGCTTATATGCACCTGCACTTGAAAAAGCTTTCTCTTCATTATTCCTTGGCGTGCCTGTTAACTCAACCTTTGCAGTACCACCACCTCCAAAGGCAACCCATGGTTTTAAATCTGCAGGATTAATGTCTGGTACTTCACGAGTAAATTGGAAAGCTGCCCATACGTGCGCTCCGTTGCTATCTTTCTCAGCTGTCTTGAAAGTAAGTACCGCTCCACTTCTGAAATAGGTAAAACCGCTTGCTTGCTCCAAATCTTGGACTGCCTTGATAGCTGTACTTAATGTATATTCAACATCAGGACAAAGAGAGTTAACATTAAGCGTATTACCGATGTTAGTTCCGTTTGCACCAAAATCTTTCCAGTTACCCTCTTTGTTCCAACTCTCTGTATTGACCCACTGTTTAGAAACCCAACCATTATTAGGCGTGTTGAATGTGAGGACAATACCAGGAATCATTATCTTTTCTTTGTCCTTATACTCGCTAATCTTTTCCAAAGCAACAGAGAATGTCATATCTCTGTTCTCCATACCTAATAACTTGTTGACATTTACAACGCTACGAGCAACGGCTGCCTTACCATCGTTCTGCAACGCTTCTATATCTCTTTGAGAATTGGCAAGGTTCTGCTTTAATTCTGCACCTTCATTACCAGGATATGCCGTCCCTGCTGTATAGCCCAATGCGAGGTCTGAGCCAATAGGAGCTAATTTCGTTCCGCTCCACCTATAGGTAATATTGTCAGAAGAATCAATATATACCTTACCACTTGCAGGGGTGCGACCATCTTTAGAAGCAGTACCGTAATTGTCCGCATCAGACCAATCAGCATAATATGTGGTTGTACTATCTTCGTCTGATGCTACTGCCAATACAAACTTATTCTTAGCTCTGTTGTAGATAACTTTAGTATGTTCATCTTTTGATGACTTATCTGTAGCTTGCTGCTGTGCTGTCAAGCTATCCAAACAACTATCAAACTCTATAACATCATCGACGTAACTCGGCAAGTGAGCAGATGGTACTTTGCCTTCTTCGTCTAAAGGTGCAATACCATTTGCCTTGCCTTTCGAGTCTTTTATAGTGGTTAATTCAGCATTCACATCAGATGCTGCTTTCTTTGCGTTCTCGGCAGTCTGCTGTGCTGTTTCTACGGCTGTGCGAGTTTGGTTCACACTATCGCCTTGTGTTGTTACTTGTGTTTTGAGTGCTTTTACATCATCTTTGATGCCCTTAACATCGGTCTTCGCAGCGTTAAGGTCACCCTGCAATTCAGATATGTTACCATTGTATTGTTCACTATCCACTGTAGGGTTTCCTCCATTCTCTCCTGTTGCTACCCATGCACCTCCATCTGCTACATAGATAGGTGCAGGCAAACTGCGTCCTACGATTGCCCACCACCCATCATGCGGACGTGGGTATGCTTCACGAAGTTTTTCGACTGTGGTAAAAAGACCCTTGTTGGCTGACTTGACATTCTTAGCCTCGAGCCAGCCCTCTACAATTAGATTCTTCTTTACTACAGCGTTGCCTTGCACATGGGCATTACCACCTACACCTACGTGACGTCCAATACTAACATCACCCTCTATTTCGGTTGTCTTAATAGAACTCATACTAACAGTTGTTTACTTAAATCGGTCATTACTTGTGATTGTTCTCTTTGCCCAATTGTAGCAAGCACAAGGGCTGCCATCTCATAGATAGCGGATTGATAGCAACGCTCTGGTATCATTATTCCCTCGTTATCATCAATAGATGGTAGAGGATAATACAAAGCTTGTTCTACAGTTGCAGTATCGTCATTGCATGAATACAATTCCAACACACGTCCTTCAGTACGACTCACAATTGCAACTACTGGCTTTTGTGGATTTCCTCGTAAGCCTTTGTATCGTGAGAACTGTAACTGATACCGAGGGTCGCCTGCGGTAATAGGTTCATATACTGGACGCTCCCAGTCACTCATCTTAAATACCATAAGGCGCATAAAGTCATCAGGAAGCATCACCCAACCCGAATGCTGGTTGCGCCAATAAACAGCATCGCCAAACGGAACGCCACCATCAAGCAAGTGGATAGGTGCGTTGGTAACTGTCCGACGCACCCCCTCCACGACCTTACTATAGATGATGTCATCAAGCATCAAAGTGTCAATGTCTTCATCTGTTATAAGTTGCTCGTTGGTTTTGTTCTCATCTATGGCTATACGTACATCACGCAGGATGTCCTTAACTTCGTACACCATATTTCAAAGCTGATTAATCAGTGAACACTACATCAATGCCATTGCTCTTACCGCAAGCAGTGATGTCTGCACGAGTTCGCAATGTACTACGCTTTACCCCAAACTCTGTCTCGAGGAAGTCCTTTGCGTCGTCATTACATGTAAACTCTTTACGAGTTGATGTATTAACGGTTTCTTCCTCTTGCTGTGTTACTGGAGTTTCATCTGCTGATTGTTCCTGCTCTTTTTGGACAGAGGTGTCTGTACCTTGCTTTTCCCCCGTCAGTTCTTCGTTGTTACCAGTTCCACTGGAAGTGTCTACATCCTCATCTTCCTGTAGAGCAACATGCTCGCTTTCAATATATACTTCCTCTTCGGTTTTTGTCTCATGCATTTTATAAATATGCCCCGACTTAAATTCCTTACTATTCTCTATTGCCAACTGGATAATTGGATTCTTAGTTGAAAAAGTTGCAGGAGTTCGTCCTTTCTCATTTGAATAACCATTGGCAAAAGAAATTTTCACCTTTGCACTGCCTACCTTGATAAGGGCTTGGTACTCTATCATACCATCCACGGCATAAATAATGTTTTTTTTCTTCATTTTGTATCTTAAATAAATAGGCGGACGGTTATAAACCTATCCGCCTATAGTTTTCTAATTGGTGTTTGAGAATTAGTTACCCAATGGAATCTCGCCTGTATATGGTTCCCATGCAGAATTCTTGTACTGCCATACTGTACCACTAACAGCTTCAGCATTAATTGCAAGACAATCTACCATGAGGTAGTATACACAGTTCTCTTTAGGAGTGGCAGGAGCTTTGTCGCTATTCCAAAGGTGCATGTGAATCACATCTGTACCATAGTTATCTGTACCACCTTCACCATCTATCCACACATGACAGGTTCCCTTCAGACCGAGACCATCCCACACAATTGTTGAATTGCGTGTTGCCTCTTCGCCCTCAACACGGTCTTTGTCTGTATGCTCTGCACTATAGACATAGTGTACACAACGGTCGTAGGCAATCATGAAACATGAATTGCTCCAACGCAGACGGTCAAGTGTTGGGTCATGCTTGAACTCCAAATTTCCGAAGATAGTATGGATGCGTGTTACCTCCCAACCAAGATTGTTCATATTCACTTCGAAACGCACTTCAGGGTGATCTGAGAAGTCAATAGTCTGAATCTTCTCTAAGAAGTTCTTTCCACACAAACCAAGGATAGTGTTAGGGACATCTTCGCCTGTAAAAATGAGTTTGGCAAGAGCAATGAATTTCTTGAAATTCCATTTGCCATCGTCCTTAATCTCTTTCTTCACCTGATAGCGTACACCCTCTGTGAAGTAAACATCCTGCGGACCCAGCTTGGTATCAACAGTAATCTTACCTTTCTGACCTGCATATAGAGTACGATTCCCCTTAACCTTAAAGTTTGTTATCTGCGCCTCTGCAATGATTGCTTGGTTAAACGGAATCTGCTTCTCCTGTGCGTCGAAGTAATCTGAAACAACACGGTTCAAGATACGCTTCTGCAGATGTAAGTCAATAGGTTGTGGCGTGATGAGGTCTGGGTCAACTTCCTTCTGTGTCTCATAGCAGGCATTAGCCATAAGCACACATACAGAACCTGCAGGTATAGCTGGGGTTGTACAGTTCTCATCACTTGATACAGCACGAGGACCATTAACAGCAATAGCTACAGGGTTACCAGTAGTTGTGTCCCTGCCGACAATGAAAATCATCAGGTCTTTACCTGGAGTAGCTTTCTGACCTGTTGCATCGTAACCATCAACACCCTTAACAAGGAGTGTGGTATAAGGTCGAGGCAGTTTCTGGTCTTGACTGAGTAGAGGAAGAATGAACTGATTATCCGTGCTCTTCGCTACAGCATCTTTGGTTGTTACGAAACTTTTGGGTTCGTCGATGATGTAGTGTCGAACGACTGGACTCTTAACATTCACTCGCTTAGAATGCAGCATAATCTGCATCATAGGAGTGTCGTCGCTCTTAAACTTGTACAGCTTCTGGTCAATGTCAGGCGTAATAAGGTTACCTGCGCCAACGCCACCTGTAGCACCAGCAGTTGCACTGACAGTTGTAGCCTGTCCACTAACCTGTGTCTGGGCTCCTGCTGTACCTGCTGTAGGCTGCTGATAGCCACCTGCATGCTGTTGTACTGTTTGTTCTGTTGCCATTTGAATAAAGATTTAAAATGAATAATCTATTTTTTACATGCTGGGCTTGACGAGGTTTTCTGCTTTGATACCACCTGTAGCATTGGCTAAATTGCTTACCGTCGCTGCTGCCCCATATACTTGGGTCTTGTATCCTGCACTCCCTTTAGTTCGTTCTATTTGGGAATTGCTGACTATTTTTACCACTTGTTCTATCATGCCATATTTGCGATGTCGAAGATATCCATACCTTGCTTGCCACTTCCCTGCTGATTGTTCCTACCATTCAAAGGTGCAAGTCCATCACCGTTCTTATTCTTGCGTAATTTTTCGGTGACCTTTTGATTGCGTCCTGCAACCTCACCTTCTTCTTGTGCATCTGCAACATCTTCGTCATGGTTAATTGCTTTTGTCATGAGGTCAAACATCTCTGGTGAGAATTTACCCATCACACCATCACGCACAATGTTGATAAGGTGGAAGATAATTTCATCTGCCTGCTCATCAGTAAGACCACGCTCCTCTTGGAACTGCTTGAGTGCATCAAGAGATTTTGGTAAGTTCTCGGCATACTCATCATCAAGCTGCTTGCTCTTTGCAATACGCTGTTGCTCCTCTGCCCATACGTCTGCAAGTTCCTGCATCTTATCAGGGTCATCGAGCGTTTCCTTAATGTCAGGACCGAAATTCTTCAACAGACTAAGCACAGGATTGCCACCTTTGCTCATCTCGGTAAGAAACTCTGCACTACGAGGGTCGGAAGCAAACATGTCAGAAAGTGCTTTTTCACGCTCTCTGTAGCCACCGAGTTGTTTTTCGTAATTGTCATAGTCTTCACCTATCTGACCGTATATTTCTTCGTCATCCTCGAATTTCTTGTCGGGGTACTTCTCACGTAATCGACCGAGTTGTCGGTCTCTTTTGCTGATTTCATTATTTTCAGTTGTAGCCATGTCGTTGATACTCGTAGAGTTACTGATTTATTTACCTGCAAATATAATGTGGTAATTATTCCTTTCTCTTTTATCTATTGTGAGATATTTTTAGTATCTTTACAAGCAAATTGACTAAGACTGGTGAAATATTACGGAAGCATACTCGACTTTACCCAAGAACGTAACCAAGAACTTATGCGGGTCTATCAAGAGGAACTATCTAAAGCTGGTTACATCGTTATGCCTAAAATCTTTGAGCAAGTAGCAAACTCGCCATGCTCACGGTTTTGGGTGAGTGAGGAACGTGCGGCTATTGTGATTTCTACTTTGTTAGCTGGCAAAGTAATTCCCAATATGCGAAAAAATAAACGTGAAATGTTTGATGAGATTTTTCGTCGTTTTCTTATTGCACGTGAACAATATCCTGAAAAGTCTATCTATGCGCTCGCTATTATGGTAGTAAACCAACCTGCACCTAAGTTTTACATGACACCTCGTACTGTAGGAGAATTAATCTACCGAATTAAAAATGGTTGGTATGAAAAGCAGTTCAATAGGTATAAGAATTATTCACAAGTCGATAAAGAGGAACTCTAAATTGTGGCAGCAGTCATTGGACCACGATGATAATGTAACCCTCGTTCTTTCCTCTCAACTATCGTTGGCATATCCATTTCATAAAAACAGATATGCATACCTATAGCTCTCGTCATAACCTTATCGTCATGTCTACCAGATATAGCACCGTATGAGCCATTCTGTTTCTTCTCATACACAAGCAATTCATCAAGTGCACGCATATCTCGCTCGGTGTATAAGCGTTCACGAACACACTTGATAAGAGTTGATATAATCATTGGCTTTGTAGCAGGATTGGTGTTAAAGCCATACTTCTTGGGGAGTCCCTGCCGTATCTCGTCCTCGCTCTGTCTGCGTGCATACATATTAGGATATACACTTCCTATCTGATTGAGAATGTACAGTGATTGGTCTCCACCCTCAACATGACGTTCTTTGTCTCTACTGTCCATAGTGTTACTTTCTATAACTAACAAGGAGTTGTTATAGAAACCTGCAATCTGTGCTGACTTCCATGCTAATATATCCATATCACAATGCCCGTACCATTCTGCCACTACAGCAGGGCGACCACCATCCATAAGATTGATACGGTCAAAAACAACTATATCTGACCAGTCGGCTTTTTCCGTTCTACCTCCAACGTCGACCACAGTAAGATAACGGTCTGTTACTTCTACCTCTTCATCTTCTTCTGGCAATGCCCACACCCACAATAAGCCTTGCGCATCTTCATGGAAACGAAGTCCTGTAAGTGCTTCTTCACCCTCAGACTGTTTCCCATAGACATCGCCTATAAAACGAGGAGGACGACATGCAGGCTTGAACTCCTCCACTTGGTACCTGTCGAAAACCATCGAACCAGAGTGTACGAACGCCTCTATATCATCTGATGGATACTCACTTGCCATAACACCGTGGTCGTTCTTGCCAGAGCGTTCTTCTATATACCAGTGTATAGCTTCAAGAGTTGCACCTTTATTCCATAACCACCATAAGTATTTACCACTTTCTTCACGAGGAGACATCACATTGGCGTTTTCTCTATGGAGATAGAGATTTTCAGCAAAGGCTTTAAGCTCTACGTGAGAATTAAAAGATAAGGAGTACTGTTCAATGTCAAACCATGCTATAAACAGCGCATCAAATTGTGAGGGGATATGTGGGTCTGATGCTGCTTCATATTCACGATGGAAAAAGTTTCCTGTACCATTTGCTGTACTTTCCATCACAATCATAGTATAAGGTTTATACAAGATACCAGAACAGGCTGAACGCACAATATCTTCTGGCGTCTTACCCTCTGTGGATTTCCATATACCTACCTCAGAAAGATGCACAAGGTTGTAATCACCACCACGGCAACCATCGGGACGCTCTGCCGTACCAATCTTGATTTTGCAGTTACGTTGTGGTACTCGGTGGATAGAACCACTCTTGCCGACACCTACTATCTTCGCCTCATTGTCTGAGTATGTTTCACCCATACTATGGAGCAGTTCAACTGGGTATTCCTTTATCATGCGGTCGAACATGTCCTTGATTTCATCAGAGGTAGAGCCCTGATGTGCAATGATAAGAGAGTTCAGACCTACTTTATGTATGAACTGTAGCCATGCGAAGTACATCTGCGTTGCGGTAGAACCACCCCACTGACGAGCTTTCAGGAGAATAAGACGGATAGGTTTATCGGCAATTCTGTCTTTCTCAAACTTTTCTATAAGTTTCCGCTGTGCTCTATTAAGTTTAAACAACACATCATTACCCCCACCTTTTGCCTTAATATATGCAAGTGTAGCTGCCCAAAAAGCAAAGTCGTGCTTATAACGTAATCGGATAAGTTTCTTAGAAACCTTTTGACGGTCCGTATCGTTGGGGAATACATGTAGAACGTTTGTCAGGAACTTGTCAATAGAACCATGATGAATGAGTTTCTTCACGAAAGGTATCTTCATCATCGTGTTTGGAAGCCATTGAACTGGCATAACGAAATCGGAGATACATACTCTTGTACGTTCTCCGATAGAACCCTCACCTGTTACAGGGTTGAACTTAGCATAGATTGCTTCGTTTCGTCGGTCGTTTTCTTTGATGATTTTATTTACCTGTTCCTTATCTGACATACTACCTTTGCAACATCTGCTGTCCTTGCTGTACTGCCTCCATGTTAGCTTCTTGCTGTACTTGTTCTGCAAGTTGTGGTGATAAGCCATCTGGAGTTTGTCCGTTTTCTATCTGCTCCTGTTGCGCCTTGATACTCTGCAATAGCTGGTCTGCAAATGGGAAATCACCATTTTCAAGCAATTGCTGTACACTAATAGCACCTGCTGACCACATCTGCATAAGCAAATCATTAGACATAGCACGATAAGCTGGTGTAGCGGTACTCTCTACAATAGAAAGGTCAAACTCAACATCACGTATTTTCTTTGGGTCGTATTCTACAATAGTAGCATTTCTACCAGCAATGTTAAATACTCTTGGAGTATCGTAGAACTGTTGGATATTCTTAACGTCTTTACTTGCTCCATCTCTTATAAATGACGAGAATGTATCAAGTAAATCAAGGAGTGATGTAGTTGCGTTTTGTGCCTGTTGGTTATACAGACTTGCTGACATGCCAGAATAACCTGGCTTACCCTGTAGAGCCCCATTTACACCTGATATATCCTCAAAGAACTTCAACTGCATATTCAAGAGTTCGGAAATACCAATCTGTGTACAGTTGTTTGCAATCTGCTGAGGTAGTGCCGTACCAGTTTTAGGTTGCTTAATCATAATGACACCATCGAAGCGTGCCCACTCATTTGCAACATTCTCCATGCTCATACCCTTAGGCAAACACTCTTCTGGGAATAGTAGTACACCCTTTGCGCTGGCTCGCATTATCCAGTCGTACATAGTGATAAGGCGGTTAGTATAACGCTGCTGGTCTATTACATTACTAACAAACGAGTGTATCTCTCCGTCGATGAATGGGTATGCCTTAAAGACATAGGGATGGCTCTTATGTTCGTAGGGGGTTTCCCCCTCATCAAGGATATCCCCAAATGGGGAGAGGAAATAATAATACCAATAGTTATCCATAAACCATTCGTATTTGATGAGTGGCACATCTTCATCAGCCATTCCAAGTTGATGTGCCTGTTCTATACGCTCACGATTTACACTGCCTACAAACTCCTCGAAGTCTTCAATGTCAATCTTGAATACATCACCGTTGTTCACATCGTGACAACGATAACGAGGTTTGCTTTCCTTTCTCCATATTTCTATTACCCTACATCGTGTTGCATCGTTCGGTACAAGGAAATCATAGTAACTGTTCAATGGGTAACCAAAACTTTCATACGCCATACCGAGCGCACCTTTGTCTCGTGCAGATTCGTATATCTTTCCTAACTGTGCAACATCCGCAGAATTTTTGGCAAAGCGTTCACACAATTGCTCAAAACTAATATCGTGTATCTCACCTAAACAACTAACATCCCAACCTCGGAAATCACGCATGTTGTTATCTATAAAGAAGTTGTTAGGCTGTACATAGTCCGTCCAACAATCGAGTTTGTTTTCACGCCAGCCATACCATTTGCGCTGCACAACAAAACCTGAGATAAGAAACTCCTCCATACAGCGAGCATTTATCTCTGTCATACGGTTTAGTTGCATATTACATTGTAAGACCGTTGACATGGTTTCTCCGTATTTCTGTTCGTCACGGTCTCTGGCTGTACAAGTCGGCTCGCTTGCCTGACTACGATATACGCCAAGCACAGCATTCACCATACGCTTGATGAGGTTGTTTTTAAGAGGTACGTTACCTTGTTTCTTAATATATTCTTCCTCGCTCATGCGCACACCATCTACGCATACATAGTCATCCCACTGTTTGCCGTATGTATACTTTTTGTTGCGCTCACGGTCTCTGCGGAATGTATCCATAGCACTCCAATACTGTTGTGCTTCATACAGAATATTATAAGCACGAGTATGTCCATCCAATATATTGGAACGGAGTACAGTGTCTGTTTCAGATATTGGCATTACCTTACTTGCCCGATGTAATCTTTTCTTTGCCATTTAATTAGATATTGGGATGATGCAAAGATAATTCTTCACATCACCCCTCATTGTTTATCTATTGCTACTTAGAGGTCTTGAGTTCATTGACCATTTCCTGTTGTACCTTAAACATTGCCTTGGTAAGCTGCTCTCTTTCTGTTGGAGACTTTGAGTTTAACCAAGCTTTTGTGATATCATTCATATCACTGTTATAGTCTTTCATTATCAGGTAGCGGTCGTATTCAGGAGTATTCTCTAACGCATTCATTTGTTCGTCAGCTTCATCCTCGTCTTGCTCTCTGAGTTTCTTTATAGCACTTAGTTTTGCAGCAGTCTCTTTGTATTCTGCTTTCCACTGTTCTAACTCTTCCTTATTAGACTTGCTCGCAGCAGCCTTAAAGTTTTCTCTCGCTTTCTTGTACACGGTCTCTTTTCGTTTACCGTCTTTATCTGCTATGGCTGCATCACTATACATCCACCCTGTGAGTGGTGCACTGCGGTGTCGCTTGTACCGTGCAAAGCGTTCTGCAATTTGACTTGGTGTCATCTTACTTGCTTCAACACCACTCGCACTTAACTCGTCAAAGTAAATCTTATCCAATTGACTTTGCGGACAGTTAAGAACACGAGCCATCAGTAATGCACATTCCCTTGAGGTCTGCGCATCATCACCACAATAATCCATGATAGCTACCATAGCATCTGTGATACTTTGTGGGTTTACACCAACAGCAGACTGAGTAAGGAGATTTACACAATCGTTCAAAGCTTCCACATTATCCTTTGGGAATGTCTTTAAAATATCGCTCAAATCACTAACCAGCGGCATATCTTTCGTAACTGTAGCCCAATTCCCTTCACCTTGAAGTGCCATATTACCAGCTTGACTAAGAACATCACCACTCGTTAAACCCTCAAGGCTACCAAACAAGGCATGCGTTAAGGCATCATCTGTCATCTTTTTCTTCTCATCATCATCATCGCCAAGAATAAGATAAGGAAGATAAGCTCCTAAGTTCCATGCAAATTGTAACAAGAAGCCAAATACGGCTATTCGTGCAAGGTTATGAAGTGGACCCTTGCGGAGTTCTTCATGTGCTGCCTTTTTGGCCTGTTCTTCTGTCAGTCCCTCACGTTGCAATTGCTTAACCATAAATTCTTCTGCTCGCTGACGATAACCTGGTGTGAACAGCTTTACCTCATTTCGGAATGCGTCATACTGTTGACGAGTGTAGGACATTGACGAGTTTCTAAACACCGTGAACAAGACACTTAACCATGAGCGGTCTACCTGCATTGGGCTTAGGAATGCTCCCTCGCTTGATTGCTGTGTAGAGTTATAAAGAATCGTTGCGTCTTGCTTTGCACGCTTATCAGCAGTTGCTTCGTCAAATCCCCAACGCTTATACTTAGCATAACGTGACTGGTACATAGCATGCGCACCCATTGCAACAGTGAGCGCATCAACAAATGCATTAGGAGACATACCTATCATCGAAGCAATCTCTACTATACGACTACGCCATGCCTTCCAGTCCATATCGCTCTTCATCAGTCGAGGGTCACCTGCCATACGGCTCTGCCAACGCTTTTCGAATATAGGAAGATTCTTCATCGACCAATTCCATGCATTAACTGGGTTTACTACATCTTTCGCCAGATGAGCTAAACTCGCATCTGGGAGATAGGCTGGGAAAGACAGGAACTGCTTCAATGCCGTGAAGACACGAAAACTTACCTTTGCAGCCGTAACACCCTTAGCTACGTTGACAGCTGTCTTATCAAGTTCTGCTATTGGTGGACGATACGCACCTACAGCCATCTTACAGACACTACGGAAATTCTTCCATAACGCAGCACCAGCACCGTATGCACTAGACATGTTCATCACTTGATTTCGGAAACGCTTGTAACTTAACATCGTATTGATATCACGTGTTAGTTCTGCAAAGGCTGCCCAATGCTCCATCTCCTGTAGATGGTCAGCTATTACATTGAAAGCGTCAGCACCTGTGACATCTAATGGTTTGTTATTACGTGTTCGTTTGATGATACCATTGGTCGTAGTGCCTGGTAAAACTATACCAGCATTATCGTCCTTTGCAACATCTTCTTCTTTATCAAGAGCATTCTTCAGTATCTTCAATGGGAAATAATTGTCTATTGCTGCCATAGGAGCACCGAACATTCGCTTGTGAACTTCGTTGTATTTATTTCTCTTATTAACAAGATATTCCTCCTGCAACCAGTCGGCAAGTTCTTTGAATTTAGGGTCAAGTATTTCTGTTATATGTTGTACGTCTTGTTCTGTTATACCCATATAACGCAATTTCATCCTACCATCGCTCATCTTGTCAACCATATAAATATACAACAAGTTCCCTTGTGTCAGTTCGTGCAACTTACGTTCTCCGCCATCCCAGAACTCAACAGAAACCTTCCCCATCTTACGCTCTAAAGAAAACAGGTCTGCCCATTTCATTTTCTTTCCATAGACTTCACTGACCTTTGCATCGAGTTCTTTCAAATCGTCACGATAACCTGTATACTCGTTTTCTGTTGCGTCTACCCAGCTACGCATGAATCTATTCCACAAGTAACCCTCACCGTTGACATTCTTCTTGCCAAACATCCTAAGCATTTGGTCAAAAGTACCAAGTGGGGCAAGGAGGAAACGAATAGCACTATTGTTCATCAGCTTTTGAACCTTGTTATCTTTATGATGTTCATCAGTGATACGACCTTCCATATCGCTATTGCAGTTATGATGAATATCATTGATACGCTTTTGCTCAGCCTCACGCCACTCTTTTGCACGCTTAGCACTTTCACCAAGCATGCCTCCAAACTCCGCTGCTATTGAAGAATAGGCTTCTGCACGGTCTATTTTATTTTGACGAATAGCTTCTTCGGTTGCATTAACATATTGCTTATAGGCATCTGCATCAAGCTTGCCTGCATCTTTATCTTCTTTGGCAGTCTTGATACTCTCACGTAATGCTTTCTCCTCTGCTTTGCTCTCGGTGATTTCTTCTACATAGCGTCTTGCTATCTGAGCACCTGCATACTCTATGGCTGCATTATCTGCAATTGTTTGGTCGTCACTTCCCATACGGCTCATAAGGTCAGGAATAAGAGTGTTATCTATTTCCTCTTTAGGGAATGATGTATACTTACGTGCTGTCTTAACAAGAATCTGACCTTGTGGGTCAAGGTTACCCTGCACCTCAATCCCTCTATCATTTAATCTTGTACCACGCATTGTGAAAAGTTTACCCAGTATATTTGCACCACTATGTAATTGGTTATCCACCATAATATCCATGAGCTTCTGTACATGTCCGCTGATGTCTTCCTTACCAACGCCATTCCTAACAGCACTAAGTACTCGCTTGGTTTCGTAAACACTCAAATTATCAAGTAAACCTTTATCGAGTAATACCTGTGCAAGGTCGGTCATTGCTTTTGCTGTACTGATGTCGTATGAACGCTGTCGACTCATGGCACTTCGCAACTTTTGCAGATTGCCACCAATAGCTTTCATAGCCTCAACCTTTGCATTGAAGTCATCTTTATTAGCTGCACTAATTTCTGCTTTCATGTTGGTGATGGTTTCTTCTAATCCCATATCACCATCACGGAAACGATTTACATCCGTCTCATCGTAATGAGCCTTACTGCGCATCAGTGCATCTTCGGCAGCATCCATTATGGTTGGCTTGCCACCATTACGTAGATTCTTCCATGACTTGTAAAGGATATAAGCTACATCCTTATCAGTAAGTCTGACACTCTTTGCTATCTTCAAGCCACGCAGGAACTTATCAAGGAACTGCTGTACTTTGGCTTTCACCTTTCCCCAGAATGTGAGTTCCTCTGCGCTCATCTTCTCAAAGCCTTCATAACCTATGCGGCCAGCCATGTCTGCCATGTACTCTTCTGTGGCTTCTCTTCGCATCTGCTCACGCTTCTTATTGGCTTCCACCGTTGCCTCTGCACGTGAGAATACTCCCTTGTGACTTTCCATGCGGTCAGCTTCTGCATTCTTTTGCTGGGTGAGCTTGTCCACCTCGGCTTCAAATAACTTGCGTTCCGCTTTGTCGATAGCTGCACGAATAGGCTTTGAGGCATGTTCATACACCTCACCGAGGAAATCATCAAATCGCTCCACACCTATAAGTTTTCGTAGTCCATTATGTCCTACAACCTCATGTACAGCTGTATTTGCGACATCAGCAACATCCGCATTATTGGGTAACAGTATGACTACCTCATCATTCTTGGCACTCCACCAACCTTTGGCTCTTTGCTGTCTGCGGCTCGGTAACTCTGCGATTTCCTCTGGGTCGCTAACTACACGAATAGGTGTATTCAACTTTTCAGATAGCATCTTAGCTTGCAATGCTTTTGCCTGTGGTGTAGTGTCTTGTGGGTCAATTTTGCCCTGTAGTGAAGTTTTTTCTTCTCCAATATTTGGATTTACAAAATCTTTCACTATCTTTGCAGCAGAAGAAAGCTCTNTGCAAAGCCCTTGTTTATCCACTTTACGATGCTGTCATTGGCTTTCCCAAAAGCTGATGCAATAATATTGAAATCTACATCTATTCCCTTACCGATGGTCAAAGATACAAGGAAATTTCCATCCTTTGTCTTCAACTCTGTAAGGATAGAACGATTATCAGTTTTCTTATAATTATCGAATACGGCAATAGGGTCTGCCACGGCTGCAGGTAGGTTTTCAAGTTCTTTCGGAGCGAAACCATGCAACTTTGCTTTTTTCATCAGTTTAGAGCCATACAGCTTCATTGACTTATCTTCGACACCTGCCGACAGAAGAATTGATGACGGACTACCAAGATTGAAAATCTTAGTATCTGCATTCTCCTCTGTCAATCCTGCCAGTTCCCTATTGAACTGTTCATTTACTTCTTCGTCAAAATCACGATACCTGGTATCATCGTTGGCAGTTGGTTTGTCTTCCTCATCTGACAACTTTTTGTACTCCTCATCAAGACGTCTCTTTTCTTTCAATGCCTCATCAAGTTCTGCTTGCTTAGGATATACATTCTCTCCAGGGTCTGCGCCCTTGAGTTGGTTATTCACATCCTCGATATTACGCTCGTAAACCTTTTTGTTATTGTAAACCTTTTGCAACAGATTACGGAATGCCACACCTGCTGCGGTATCATCGTCGCTTACTTCAACGGCATACTTAATACCTCCGTAACTTTCCAACTCAGCAACAGGCTTTCCAAACAGACCAGCATCAGTAATAGGAATACTGATATTAGCAGTTTGTTGGAAACCTGACAACTGTACTCTCTTATTCTGTTTCAGCAGTTCATGTATGTAAGCACCAGCCTCTTTCGGCTTCTCAAAGGTCTTGCGAGAACTGTAATCATCCTTAGCAGAGACCGTAACCGTTGATGGATATTTGCCTTCTGCATCTGCTGTGAAACCACCACGTTCCAATCCTCGCACATCGCTGGCATTCAAAGATAATAGGCGTTCATAATTCCTCTTCTTTGTTTGTAACTCCTCATATCGAGCGTGCCTACGCTGCCAATCGCTTTCATAAGCTCTCTTGGCACGACGTAGTTTTTCCACCTTTTTGTCTTGCTTTGACTTCTCAAAGATGACAGGATTACCTGAAAGCATGGCAACAACCTCTGCAGGGTCAAAATCACCCTCCGCATCGCCCTCATCAAATGTACGGTCACCGATGGTTCCACTCTTAAACTGTGCGAATAATTTACCCTTGGTTTCCTGTAACTGATACTTGTACATGTCAAGACTACCCTCGGTAGCATAAAAGTAAACATCTACATTATCATCATTGAAGTCTCGTGCAATTTCGTTACCTTGACGAACTCCACGTCCCTCTCGCTGTTCACGGTCGGCTGGTGTCCAAGGTACATCTACATGGTGCATGGCAACAATGCGCTTCTGCACATTCACACCTGTACCCATATTCTTTGTACCACCAATGAGAATACGCACACCACCATCATTCACCTTGGCAAACAACTCCTTACGTTTCTCATCGGTGTTTGCCTCATGAATATCGGCAATTTCCTTACGAGGTATACCATAGTCATTTACAAGACGATTGATAATATCGGAATAGGCATCGTATTTCTTTCCCTTACCAGGTACGCCTGTATCACAGAAGATGAGTTGCGTGCCTTTCTGTTCTGCAAACTGGTCGTATATCTTCTTGACATTTTCACAGACAGCAGGTATCTTTCCTCCCTCTGTCTCCCAACTTTCGTCTATCAAACGAGGATTGATAGCAGCTTTTGCGGAAAGAGTGCTGGCAAGCAGTCCCCACGGAGTATTATCGTTACTGGTGATATTAAAGTAACGGCCATCTTTACCCTTCACCATGTTCACTATCTCACGATTAATTTCCTGCATGAGGTCTGTCTGTGGGACTGTAACAATATGGCTGCGCATCTTCGGCTTAGGTAGCTTGAGGTTCAAGTCGTTACGTACATCGGCAATCTCCGCATACATCTTAGCCAGCTCGGGAATGTTGGTCAGTGAGCGGAAACGGTCTTTCTCTTTCAGTTCACTGGTTACTCCATACTCCAATTCTGCTGTGTGTATAGCAAAGTTACCTGCCCAAGCATCAAAGGTTGTCATACCCAACCGCTCCATTTCAGAAGGGCGCAAGTAATTAAGTAAGTGGTAAATCTCGCTAAGACTATTGCTGATAGTCGTACCAGAAAGGAATATTGTACCTTGGTCGCCTTGGTGCATTTTCTGTAGATAACGCACGCCATTAAGTAAGGCAATAGATTTCTGGCTACCTTTCTTATCACCAAGGCCAGCTACACGGTCGTATGTACTTACATAAGGTAGACTCTTGAAATGCTGACATTCATCTACAAAAAGGTAATCAACACCAAGTCCCTCAAATGTAAACTCTCGGTCTATCTTTCTGTCAAGCAGATTGGTGAGTTTGGTTTCAAGATTGTTCTTTCTCTTCTCCAAGCCCTTTATCTGCTTCTTGGTAAGCTGGGATTTATCATCCTGTCCATACAGGAACTCAATTGCATTGTCAAGTTGTGCCATCTGTTCATCGATGACACTGCGCTCCACTTCCTCCGTATGTGGCAGCATATTGTACTGGTCGTGGCTCAATATCACGCAATCGTAGTCGTTAAGTGCGATTTGGGCCATAAACTTCTTGCGGTTGTTTGCAGCAAAGTCCTTTTCGGTCGGTGCCAGTATGCGTGCTGCTGGGTAAGCTTCTCTAAACTCTTTAGCAATCTGTGCAACGGTAGACTTCAAGGCGATAATCATAGGTTTCTTGGCAATACCCATACGTCGCATTTCCATGATAGCACTTTGCATTACAAGGGTTTTACCTGCACCCACAATATGGTCAACAATACCACCACGGTTGTTGACAAGCATCCAAACGGCATCTTTCTGATGAGGCCTCAGTTCTTTAGCCATAAGTCCAGCAACATTGAGATGAGAGCCATCAAACTTACGCAATACAGTACGATTGAACTTATCATTGTACAATCGCATCAGCATTTCCTCACGCTCTGGGTTCTGACCAATCCAGTCCTCAAAGGCTGTGCGCAAGTCCTGTATCTTGTTGTTCAGTAGTTCGGTCTCCTCCTTATTGAGGACTTTTGTTTCCTTACCACCTTCTTTAACGGTGTCGAATACTGATAAGCTCTTATCTTGTAGAGCTGCGGTAAACACCTCTGATGCACTTCTTCGACTGGTTCGCCATGCATCTGCTTCACCTCCAAGTTCATTCTTATCAACGTTTACAACATACTGGTCAACCTCCGGCAAGTATTCAACTCCACTCTTGTTGTCTTTATATGTATATTTGGGAATACCAAATTGCTCAAACATAAAGTCTGTATATACCTCTGCAGGTATCCATCTTGCACCCATTCGTATGCTAATATCCTCAAATGGTATATCTTTTGGCTGTACCGCTTCAAGTGCATCTACATTACGCTGTAAGGTTGCATCTTCCTTTGCTGCTGCTCGTGCCTGCTCTAATTTGGTTTTAACATCACCACTTAGATAAGCATCTACAGTCTCGTACTCATCTTCAGTAAACGGTGTCTTGAACAGTATATCATCACATTGCTCCGCCCAGTTTTCACCTAACACATCTTTCATGAATGATGGCTTAATTTCTCCATATTCAGCAAGAGAAAGGCTAATTGCGTCCTGTGGTGTCTTGGCAGTTGTCATATCAAGTGCAGGCTTGATAGTGTTCTTTGTGAAAATGTCCGATAGACCAATAAACTTACTATCTTTATATTTCTCCAAAGAACGTAGGGTATAACCGTCAATATCTTCTGTAAGGAAATCATTAGCCTTATCGTTCAAGCGGCCATATTTCTTCACGAAAGCGTCATACGTATTCTGCAACTCTGTTCGTGCTTCTTCAAGATGGTTATTATCCACACCTTGTATCTGCATATCAATAAGTTGCTTCATCGCCTTACGAATAGGCAACATAGCCTGAATGCGTTCTGCTTTACCTTTCAATGATGGTATTTCATTAAAGGTCGTAGTTACATCACCATACTTATTCTTGGTGCTGGTTACGACACCTATCATGCCGTCTTGCTCTACGATATTTCCGCTGCTGATATAGTTGCCGTCACCCTTATAGGCTTCTGAAACAGCTTGCTTAACCTCTCGCTCGGTCTTATGAGTATCAAATAGTTTACCCTTACGGTCTGCGACAATCCTCTTTTCCACCAAATTACGTATGGACTTGGCTATCTCATCTGTACTCATAGCACTACTAAGACCGAACTCATCGGCCCTGTATTGACCTCCTGCCTTACCATCACCAATCATCATATCCTTATTCTTGGTGAAATAACCATTCACGGTTACATCGTAAGTTTTTCCATCAGTTGGGTTCTTTAGTTGTAACTCACCTGATGAAAGGAAAGGCTTCTCAATATTAGTAGTATAGGTTTCGTTGCCACGAGTTGCAATGCGGTCTGCTTCATTCTTGTATTTACGTAATAAGATGACATCCGTTACAACAGATGTACCTGCACCCTTAAATGTGTTATCTGGTAGACGTACAACTCCTAACACCTCTGCTTTGTCCGCAAGATGTTCTCTAATTATCTGATTACTCTTAGTATCAAGAATAGCATTGCTGGTCATGATGACACACAAACCACCTGGGCGAGTGTTGTCAAGCATCTTCACAGCAAAGTAGTTGTGGATACGGTTTTGCGCAGCCTTGCGTACAGGACTACTATCATGCTTCCATGTCTTGTCTGTAACACTAAGGTCTCCGAATGGGATATTACTCATTACCACATCATAGGCATTGTCTGCTGTGCCAGCCTGCTCATAGCCTGTAACAAGCACATTTGCATCTGGATAAAGGTTTCTTGCAATCTGACCTGTCAGCCAGTCAAGTTCGACACCATGTATCATTGTGCGCTGCTGCACAGCCTTTGACATTGTACCCTCAAAAATACCACTACCCATAGATGGGTCAAGCATATTACCACCCTTGAAACCTGCAAGTTCTACAAAGTCGTTTAAGGTTTTTGCTACAGCTGTAGGGGTATAGTATGATGTTAGGGCTGCACGGTTGATGGCAGATAAAACACCACGCTTCCCGTCTGGGTCGAGCTCGTCTATAATGTCTGCAAGACGTGAAAGCAGTTTATCATTTTCTGTCTGCGTCCCCCATCTTCCATTAGAACTTCTACGCATCATGTCGGTAGAATAGGCTCTGCCTAAGTCTACACCTCCCCATCCACGATAGCGACCAAGTACATCACGCTCATCCGCAGTAGCCTCACGTCCCTCTTTCATTAAGGAACGCAGAAGCTCCAAAGCCTCAACATTCGACCGTAGTCGCTGTTGAGGTGTCATATTATCTACCTCCGAAGAGTCTTCAGGATATAGATAGTTGCGCTTAAATTTTGGTTCAGGCTGTTTGGCTGAGGCTACATTTCCTCCTCGTCCTCCTCGTCTGGCTTCACTGTGTACCAGCTGCTCACTGCTTCCTGCTGCTGGTCGAGAAGTTCTTTGGCTTTCGTCAGTAGCTCTGGCAATGGCACTTCGTCCATTCGCATCATCTCTATCTCCGATGCGTTGTCCTCGTTCAGGCATCGGTCGTTCTGCTTCACCATCTCCGTGATTTCCTCCCGAAGTGCTTCTGCTGCTCCGCTGTCCGAGTAATTCTTTTCGTTCTCCATCAGCCACTGTGCCTGCCGTGTCTGAAACTCTTGCAGCTTCTCCTCCGTCAGCTGTTCCAGTGCTTCGGGTGTCCAGTACTCCGTCTCGCTCAGTAGATATACTGCCCACCGTCCCATTTTCTCGGCTGCTACTTTCAGCCTGTCGAGTTCTTGCTGTGTCATTGTCTTTGCTGTCTAAATCATTGTTATCAAACAAATCGCCAAACAAATCACCGACTGTCGGCTCTCGCTTCAAAGATACACTTTTTTTCTTTGAATTGTTCTTTTTTGTTGGCTTTTCTTTTTGTGTAGTTGCTTTCTCATCTTCGGTATGCTCGCTCAACCTGGCTTTGCCCTTATCTTGAAGTTCACGAACAAGGCTCTCTACATTTACTTTCTTGGGCTGAGGCGTACCATTGGGAACAACGTCCTCGTTAGTTTTAGGCAATTCTAACTGCTCATTAATAGCTACTCTGTAACCAGCACGTATCAATTTTGGAAGATAGGTATCAAGTGCATGGTATGGGAAACCAACCATATTAACACCATCATTCCTTTTGGTAAGAACAATACCAAGTGTCTTAGACAAGTCTTTTGCATCATCTTGATACGTCTCGTAGAAATCCCCAACACGAAGCAAGATTTTTGTATCAGGGTGCTTCTCTTTTAAAGCATTATATTGGGCAAGCAGCTTGTTATTGGTTGGTTGTCCTATAACAGGCTGAGAAATCTCCTCAGTCAAATCCCTTTGGGGTTCTGTCTTCTGTACCTCATTAGCATTTGCCTTTGTACCATCAGAGAACGTATAGTATTCCGTCTTTCCATCTGAACCATGGAATGCCGCTAATATATGCTTATAAGCACCATGTTTAACAGAATAGACTTGCTCACCACCATGAAACTCTTCCACGTCTTCACCATCCTTTAAGATAGAACGAGCACGGTCAATTAGAGCATCTATAATTAAGTCGAGATTCTTCTTGTTTTCCTCTTTACTCAAAGACTTATCTCCTGTCACATACTCCAATAAGGTTTTCACTTTTGGATCTGCATAGTTAGTGAAATGGTCTATGACATATCCAGGCAACTCATTGGCAAGATAATCTCTAATAACCTCTTCTGAATTTCCTGTAGCAGGATTTATGATTTGTTGTATACTCTTGTCCTTGGCAATAGAGTTTAGATGCTCTGCTAAATAGGATTTTATATCAGGATTTGACTTATCACGTACTTCTGTACTGTCTGTTATTCGCCTTATACCATCAAGAAGTTCATTGTATGCTACATCAGAACTTACAAAGTTGTTTCTACCATATCTCTCTTGACCGCTCGCATTAGGCTTTTCAAGACGATACATGATGTCTCCGACTTCGAGATTATCTCCTGGGACAAGGCTACCCTTTGTATCATTAGCCTTTAAGATGATATAGATACTCAAGTTCTTCCCATCTTCCAGTGGTAGATGAATAGTAATCTCACCACCAATAGGTGCAATGTTTGCAACAGCCAATGGTTTACTCTTACGTTTACCATTCTTACCTGGTGCTGTATGAGTTGCCTCATATATATCTACACCAAGGTCGTCGGCTATGCGCTTTGCCAAAGCGGTAGCATCCTTAACGGCTTTCTTCTCTGCATTACGCATATAGCCGTATGCTTCGTTGAAGTCTTTCTCTACCTTATCAGCTTCATAGTAGCCAAGAAGTGCCAACTGGTTATTAACCTTTTCAAGTGTAGCATCTACTTTTTCGGTGGCATTCCTTACTTCTGTGTCAGTTGTTGCTCTTTTTGCAACAGTTCTTGCTTTGCTTGCAACAGCTCCTGCTTCTTCTGTAATAGCTGCTGTATTTGCTTCTGTTCGTTTCTCATCTTCTTTTCTCTTTTCGTTACGCTCTGTTTTAACTTCTTGCTCTGTCTGCTTGGCAATCTTTGCTGCTTTCTGTTCGGCAACAACCATTTCAGCTTGCTTCAATACGTCTGGAGTAGGTTTGTCGAAATTTTGTACATCAAACCTTGCTACTTCATCGCTTGGCGTGAACTCCACACTCTCATAGCCTGGCTCCCAACGAATACCCTCATAGAAAGATTTCAACCATGGACGAATTTTATCTCCGATGAGGCTAACCATCTTATTGGCGTAGTCAGAGAACTTAACCATACCATTATCAACGAGTACCTGCGTTACGCTAAGACCTGCGGCTTTAATCTTCTTACGCTGCTCCTTGGTAAGTTCGTCATCATCACGGAAGAGAATACCAACATCCCCCTCGTCATCTGATACGCCCAATAAGCTACGTAAGTCTTTAAGTGCATCGTTGAAATCCTCCTTACTGACATCTCCGTTAAAGTCAAGCCCACTATCTTTAGGATTGTACACCTTAGTATCTACATCTTGGATAGCAGTATCTTCTACGGAAACCGTATTAGCTGGTTTCTTCTCCTGTTCTTTATGAGCAGCTGGCGCTACTGCATTGCGGTAATCCTGCACTGTGAGTGGCTGTTCATCAGCTACTGCAACCTCATCAGACATCATATCGCCTAATTGTTTTGCAGCGTCCTCACTACGCACCATATACCCCCCTTGTTCACGGTCATACCAACCTCTTGGAGTACGTTTGCCCTCTGCCAATGGCTCGCTAATGAAAGTCTTTGCAGCAGCTTTCTCTTCTTTGCTCAACTCATGATTGAACTTGACGAAATACATATCACTCGTCTTACCCTTCTTGTTAGTATATTGGGTAGGAGTAATTGTGTATTTCTCGGAACTTTCAGCAGGCTTCATGTCCTCGTGCATAATTTCTTCTGAATTATGCGCATAATTTTCACCTGATTGTGCGTGTTCTGTATCAAAGCCAACTCCCATTTCTGACTTTACACTCTTATATTCAGCAAATGGTTTCGTCTTGCGGACAGAACTATCAACCCACTTTTTGAACTCCTCACGACTTACCTCGGTGACTGTACCAACTTTCCAACCATCTTCGTATTGGTCACGGTATGCTTGTACAGCTTCTTCCATTGAGTTAAAGCCATACATTACCTTATGTTCGTCGAAATCACCTGTCCGTTGATTGACTTGGTCTACGACATATACATTACCTGCCGTTGGATTATCTGACAAATACACATCAATATGGTCTCCATCTGTACCTTTCGTACCACGGATATAACCATAGTCGTGCTTCATGGTAATACTCCATTCTTTGCCGTTTGCATCCTTACCACTACGTGTGGTCCCTTTGGGGTTCTCAAGTACGATGTCGTAACCATCTACTTTGATATGACCCTTACGATAGTTACCTGCTTCTTTCTGTGCTTCGGTTGGATTAGTTTCCGTCTGTTCACGCTGTGCCTGAATTTCAGTAGGTGTAGACGTTGTGCCAATAGGAGTAGTTTCTACTGGTACTGGTTGAGGCTGTCCACTGCTCGTTTCAACAGACGCAGCTTGTTCAGCTGTATCGTTTCCTCCACTTTGTTCGGTAGCTGCTGCTTCGGCAGCTCTCCGCTTACGCTCTGCGATGGCTGCATCGACAAGGGCTTGTTGTTCTTTTGCTGTTGCATTGATAAAATGTTTGTTTATATCTGTAAGAATTTCCTCTTTATTTCTGAGGTCGCCACTAAAGATATCCAACTGCCCGTTGGCTGCCGTTTCACCCTCAGCATTATAAGTTGCAAGAACCTTTCGCAGGTCGCTCGGCTTGGTGCTGTTGAGAATGTTAGCAAGCAACAGAGTGGTTGCATCCGTTACACGCTTATCTCCAAGTTCGTCGTCAAACAATCCTTGCTGGCGACCGAATGGTGATACAGGCATACCCTCCTTGTAAGTATCGGGGTCTGCCTGCTTGGCTCTTGCTACAAGGTCTACAGCATTTGAGAGTTCTTCACTAAGGTCGTAACCATTAGCAAGAGTGCGGTTGTGTGCAATCTCACTGAGAGCCATCACAATAGACTGCTTAATTCCTGGCTGTGCAATAATCTGTCGTACTGCATCAGGGTTACTCTGGAACACCTTACCAATGAGGGTGTTTTCCAATAACTCACGCCCTGCAGCACTAAGAGCATCACCTGTACGTAGTTCTGGCAGCTGCTTATCGTTAACAACACCAGCCTTGACAAGTTCCATGATAGCTCCGTTAGCATCTTTCTCATTTGCATAGAAATCAGACAGACGGTCGTACTGTGCGAGTGAGCGTACAATATGGCCGAATGTGTTGTCTGAAACAACCTTGCCGAGTTTTACCGCAGCTTCTGGCTTACTCTGTGACTTCATTTCCTGTGCATTGAAGCGTGCAAATGTAGCTGCATCGTATGGCAACACTTCATCAGGAACGAAATGTACACGAGGGTGCTGCATACTTTGAACCTGCTCTGCTGTAAGTCCGTACTTCTGTGGGAACTCACGCAGATAGTCAATATATGCACCGTCTGTTCCTTGCTTTGCGGCAAGCTCACCAGCTATATTGCGTCCGTTACCACTTAGCGTAATACCATTATTATCAACAACAGTAACAGACTGCAACGCTCTACTATCGTAGTTATCAGCTATGCTACGTGAAATCTTACGTGCATCTTCATCACGCTCGTAATCTCTATCGTTCACACTCTGTCCATTTTCATCGATAGGGAATCCCTCTGTTGGTTTGTATGCGTTGTTTACATCATGACTTGCTGTAGCTGCACCAGCTTCTGTAAGCACATAATGACCACGTAGCTTACTACCATCAGGTAGAGTTATAATATCAGCATTTCCTACAACCTTAGGAGCAGCGTCCCACTTCTCCTTTATCTTCGGATTAACGGCATGTGCACCGATAGCCTCTTGTTCGGCTTTCTTCTCAGCCTCAACACGCTTCTGTTCTGCAAGTTCTGCTACAGCCTTTTCACGTGCAATGCGGTCAGCCTCTGCACGCTCTGCATTGATACGATTGAGTTCTGTCTGCTTGCGTGCTTTATTCACGTTGGAAATCTGCAACCACTTATCAAGTCGTGCTTCTGCATCTGCCTGTATCTGCCTTGCAGCTGCCTTATCAGCTTTGAACTTTGCCATATCTGCACTTGGTTTTACCTTGCTGACAGCTTTCTTCGCATTGTCAACATCCTTGGTAAGCTGTGCCACCATGCTTTCGACATATTCCTGTGCATCATTGGCATCTTCCATATACTCCACAACACCGTCCCATGCTGTTTCGGGGTCTGTCTGTTCAAGCAACGGCTCACCATTATCACCTTTTGGAATACGGTTTAAGGCTGATGGCTCCTGGACATCAGTTTCATTCTGTGGTAAATTTACCTCACTTTCTATGCTGTTTTGCGGTATATTCCCACTTTGTGGTAAATTTACCTCATTTTCATTCTGTACATCAAGATTCGTTTCCTCAACGGCATCATCTTGCTGTATAGCTTGTGGCTGACCATTTTCTTCCTGTTCAGGCATTTCTTCTGTTTCAGATACTTCTGTTTCAGCCTCATTACCTAATATAGCCTGTTGCTCTGCACTGATAGCCTCGTCTACAGCTTTCAACTCCATACTTGGGTCTACAGGTTCATCTACCTTATAGATTTGCTCAGGAGAAATGAATTTCAATTCACCAGTTTCAGCATCACATACAACGACACTCTCCGATGAATGATGAATATCTACCGTAGAACCATCGGGGAACATAGTTACATTTCCACTGACGATATAAACCTGCTTATCATCAACTTTCAGCGTGGCAGGGTGTATCATGCCACTCTGCTTATTGGTGCGTTGAGCAATCTTGTGCTCGGCTTCTGCACGTTTATTCTCGCTGTTTTCATTGGCAGCCGCTGTAAGTCCATCCATTGCAGCCTTGGAATTGACGAAGTATGCTACAGCGTCCTGCTGCTCTGGTGTAAGCGACTGGTCATTCATTACCTCCCAAGGGTCTTCTTCAAGCTGAGCAATACGCATTTCTGCATCATCAGCAAACACTCGTTCGATTTCATCGTATGCTTCACGATAACGAAGTACGATAGCATCAGTATCGGAATTATCACCCTCTGTGTCTGCAACATTAAAGGCTTCTTTACCCTCATCGTATGCTTGCTGACGCTCTTCTATACGCTGCTTGTATTCTGTATCAGCTTGCACATCTGCAGGCTGTCCGTCTTCTGTTTTCTCCTGCTCTGGGAATAAAGACTTAATATAGGTATCAACAAGCTCTTTCTCCTCTTCTGTGCGGTCTTTCGGCATCTTACGAAGAGTTGTATCTACATCAAGCCCTGTTTCCTTATTGAGTTTTGCACGAATTGCTTCTGGACGGTTAGCATCTGCAATATCACGATTACGCTCTATAGCTGCATCAATAGCCTTTGCTTGGTCTATGAGTTCTTGAGGCATATCCTCCTGTCCACTCTTCACCTTTCGGTAATTTTGTAAGACAGTCTCCATGTCTGCATCAGGTGCAACTTCCTTGATAGCTGTCTCAACAACGAGCATATTTGAAGCTGTTTCCTTATATTTCTCACCGACATCCACGGAGTTAAGTTCTGACTGACGCATAATTTTATCAATCTCACCTTGTGCTGCTTTCTCATTGGTGAATTGACGAGAGGTCACAACGTCTCCTTGTGCACTCATACTCTTTACAACGATGTCTCCATCCTCAGTCTTATCTGTAGTGTACCCTGTAATGGTAGACATAGGTAACATACGACCTGTAAGGATGTAGTATGCCTTAGCACGAGTAGCTTCGCTCACCCCCCTGTCATTCATCAATCGCTTCATGGCTTCGTAGCCGTCGAATGTGTCGGGGGTAAGATTTTCGTAATCATCTACAACCTCTTTGCTAACCTCATGACTCTTAGGGCTTGTACTCTTCTGTTTCTGTGCATTACGAAATAGCATAGACAAGTCCATATAACCATTGTTACGCAACTCGTCAAGTTCTTCACTCGTAAATCCTGCATCAGAAGGTGATGCTTCCATCTGTTTATTCAGACGTTCCTTAAAGCTGAAACCATATCTCTTACCATCTGTGCGTAATGCGTCTAACACACGTGGCGCACTCTTAATGGCATGGCTTGCCTTGAAACCAAGCATCATTGCCATATTGTTTGTCCAGACATCGAATGCGTCACCTTGACCGCTAATCCATTCTGGGATAGAGAACACTGTACCCTCTGCAAGGGTACTGACAGCAGTCTCACCTACACGTAATGCAACCTTACCAACTGTGCTTGTCGTTGCTTTTACTGCCTTGTCTGCAAAGTTACCAATGATAGGCGACAATGTACCAGTTGCTGCACCGAGTAATAATCCGTGTCCTGTTGATTTCAATATCTCACCAACAGAGAAACCCTCGGATTTTCCTGTTTCAGGGTTTACAACACCCCCTGTTGCAACTTGCTCCTCAATTCCTTTCAGCGTATTGAATGTAGCAAAGTTAGCTGCACCACCTGCAACGCCCTGCACTACACGTCCAGCAAGCGTCCCTGCTGCATATCTACTTGCAACATCTGTGGCAACCTTACCAACTGCTTTCTCAGTGGCTTTTTCAGCAACCTTACCTAACATTGCTTTGCCTGCAAGTCCAAGGGCTTTCTTGCCAACAAAACCGCCAACACCTCCAGAAACGTATGTAATAGGGTCGAGTGCCATGTTAGCCACTGTACCCATAATATTCATTGCCTTATGCTGACTGCCGAATTGCGCCATTGCATCACGCTCAGCAACCTCAAGACCATGTGAGCCTGTCCTTGATGAAGCTGCAAACTCTGCAGCTGCTTTACTTGAGATAAGCGGTTGGTCTGCTACTTTACGCAGTAAGAACTCTAAATTAGACTTCGGTAGACGTTCCTGCACAGCATGACTATATACATTATTGTATATCTGCCCCATCAGTGCATCCTTAGCAGCTGCAACAGCACTCTTACCTTTAGCCTCCTTTGGGTGCTTAGAAAAATATGCTGTGTATTCTCTCAATCTATCGTTGCGATAGTCCTTTGGCAATCTGCTGTATATTGTATTAGCCATCTTGTCAAAGTCAAATGCCTTGTGACGCTTTTCTTGATAAGATAGCTCGTCGTTAAAATTCCTATCATGCCCTGCAAGTGGTGCTCCTGCAGAGTTGGAGGCTTCTGCAAGTGTAGAAAGACTGAAACCTGATGAGGCTTTACTTCGTAGTTCTTCCTGTGCTTGCTTGTCTATACCTTCAGCTTCTTTCCATACACTATCCAGTACATCACGGATAGGATGCTCCTTATCCAATTGACGCTGCTTAGCAACATCTTCCGGGTTATCTGGGTTCAATCCGTTGTCTGACATTCGAGAAAGAAAACCTTGCTGCACACGGAACTCATGACTTGCCAAGTCCGCTGTTGCCTTATGAGTAGTCTGCTCACCCTGTGGGGTAAGATATGTTTGCTCCATCTTACCTGTCTGTGGGTTGTACTCAATATTTCCTTTCTTTGTCTGGCCATATGTACCCTGCGCCTTCTGGTATTTACCTATGTTCTTAATCTTTTGCATGGCACGCTGTGTGTTAGCCTTTGTCTGTGCTGTCAAGCCTTGCGCCCATCCAATTGCAGCCGCTTTTTGTGCTGCCGTCATAGGCTTACCCTGAGGTTTCTGAACCTGTTGTGGTCTTACAGGCTGCGCTGGTGCGGGTTTTGTAGGTGGTACCGTATGCTGTGGAGTAGTCGACGTAGTAGGCTTCTGTGGTGCTGGTTTTACAGGCTCGCTACCAATAGCCATTGAAGTCGTACTATTTACAGGAGTAAAAAGTGACTTATAGAAGCTGTCGTAATTATCTGGTACATCATAATTATCTTTTTTCAGAGACTCATGTAGAGCACGTCGACTTTGAGCACCAGCTTGCCCTGCCTGTGTCAGCGTGCGCTCAAAACTTTCATAGTTATCAGGCACATCATAGTTGTTACTCTTTAATGAAGTATATAGTTTGCGTAAAGGCTTATCTTGCATTTCCATATAGATAGTATGTTATATTATTGTTACTTCCACTTCACTCCTGTACTCTTTTTCTGTGGTGGCTTTTGTGAATAGCCTCCACCACTTGAAGTCTTTGTAGAGACTCGACTCGATGTACGGCCACGCACCTTTGACGTTGTCGTTGTCTTTTCGGTCTTATTTTCCTCCTTAAATGTTCCATGCTGCTTAGCGTAAGCATCTGCAGCATCTTTCGTTCGAAACTTATGTTCTCTTCCTTTAGAGTCATACGCAGAGAACTCGCTGACGTTACTACGGTCACTTGCTCTTGCAGCTGCATAATGTGCGGCTGCTCCTGCACGTTCATTTGCTGCCTTAGCGCCACTTTCAACTACCTGTGCACCCCTCAAATTAGCTGTAGCGCTGTTAACAGCCTGCTTTGTCCGCTCTGTAGTCCCTCGCTCTTGCTCTGTTTTGAGTTTTGCTTTTTGTAACGCATCAGCATTATCAGCCTCAGCCTTTTTCGTTTTAGCAACACTCTCAGCTGCGTCCGCTTTAGCAGTCTGCTCACGCTTTTTGTCTGGCTGCAAGTCTTCAAGCCATTTATGCTCCTCTTGCTCTCTATTGGCTTTCTCTCGTGCGAGCCTAAGTCTTTCAGCCTGCGCCTCCATTTCTCTAACTGTTTTGGCTCTGTCATTTTCAAGGTCGCCAATTCTCAATGAGTAATTGAGGTACTTATCCCTATTAGCCTCTCGCTCCGCTTTCAGTTTTTCCTGCCGTGCATCCACTTTCGCCAATTGAGTATCATCGGGGTTATACATGTTAGGAGCGTACTGTGAAGTAAAGTAGAGATTAGACAGTGCTCTTATGCCATCACCTACAGCAGCTATAACACGCTTCGATTTCTCTCTCTTCTCCCTTTTCTTGCGCTGCTCCTCGGTTTCGTTAGCACTGGCATAGTCTGCCTGTGCTTTCTTCAAGATGTCTATCTGATTATCGTAACCAATGAGGTCCGCCTTATGATTATCTGGAGTAGTTGATGATACAGTTGATGATACA